ATGTGGAATGATCTTCGTGGTGAGAAACATGGGCTACTAGTTGATACAATAGACTATATCGGTCTTGGAGAGCGCAAGGACGTTATGGCGTACGTTTTAATCTGTGACAAGTTTATGCACTTTGAGTGGGAAGACATTGAGGTCCTCCATGAAGAAGGGTGACCTTGTCATGTGGAAGTCATACATGCGCTCTACAGAGGAGTACGGCGTTGTAATTGATGTGGCAGACCACCAAGGAGTCTTTGCTGAAGAGGTGCTTGTGAAGTTTCCCCTCGACGGCTCCGAGGGTTGGTATCTCAGTGATAGTCTCGTACCAATGGAGAACAAGAATGAGCAAAGTGGACCATCCAAGTCACTATCGCAAGGACACGGGATTTGAGGTCATTGATGTTATCGATGCCTGGGGGCTCGATTTCTGTCTTGGTAATGCAGTGAAGTACATCGCACGTCAGGGACGCAAGGGTACCAACACAGCAGGTGAAGACCTTCGCAAGGCGATGTGGTATATCGACCACTACATCAAGAATCTTGAGGAAACGAAAAAGTGATTACCAATGAGATGTACTGGACGGTACTTTCACGAATTGACGAAACATCACGTCGACTAATGAACAAGCGTAGCGAGAAGATCTCACATGGAAGTGAGAGAATGCTAGTCATTAGAGGCGAGATTCCCTACAACCCACTTCAGATCATGCGAGAAGCGAGCAGAGTTGCAAAGATTGCAGGCATAGCCGAGGCTGAGCGCTGGTCGATTAGTGATGATGGTGCTCACCTTGGCAGTGACTACACGGCAAAGAACTTCTATGTTAGGAGACCAATAAGCGAGAGCAACGCTGACAGCGATAAGTACGTCGCACTTCTCGTTCTTGCTGAGGTCTGTGAGTATGCCCGTAGTATGAAGTGATACTTACATGTGGAGGCCACTATGGCAGTCACACCTGATCAGAAGAGAGTTATCGACTGTGTCCTTTCGATCTTTGAAACGGGCAGAATTCCTACACCCGCTGCATACTCAACATGCTCGATACTTGCTGATGGGGCAGGTATCTCATACGGTAAGCACCAAAGCACAGACAGGGGCGGCGCCCTTGACAAGATAGTCGATCTTTATATCACAAAGAACGGAAAGCATGCTGAGGAGCTCAAGCAGTTTGTACCTAAGCTTGCCATGAACGAGTCGGCAAAGGTCGACCCAAAGAACGTACCATCCTGGGCAAAGTATCTCATCGGTGTTCTAAAGACAGCCGGTGTGGACCCTATAATGCAGGCCTGCCAGGATGAGGTTTTCGACTCAAACTACTGGACGCCTGCAATGGGACACGTCCAGAAGATTGGCCTCCAGACCGGCCTTGGTGCCCTGGTGGTGTACGACACTTGCATTCACTCAGGCCCAGGCGGTGTTGCAATCATCCGCGCCAGGTTCCCTGAGCCTGCACCCTGCAATGGTGGTGATGAGAAGGCCTGGGTGACTGCCTATGTCAAGGCTCGCAGAGAGTGGCTTGCTGCGAACAAGAATTCACTTGTGCAGAAGACAGTTTATCGCATGGACGCATTCAGTGAGATCATCCGTTCGGGCAATTGGGAACTCACAACTCCTCTCACCGTCAGGGGCGTCAAGATCCCATGACAGGGTTACCTGTCTTCGTCGAGGACTCCAAGCTGCCTGTTCTCCTCTCAAAGCTCGCTCCCATAGAGATATGGGCGATCTCTTTGGGCTTCTTCGTCTTCTGTCGGGGGAAGCTGAGCCTGGGTGACAAGGTGCACGAGACCATTCACTACAGGCAGTGGATCGAGCTCGGCATCGTGGGATTCATGGTCCTCTATCCGGCCTTCTGGCTCCTCAATCTCGCAAGGGGAATGGGAGGCGAAGAGGCCTACAGAAAGATACCCTTTGAGGTGGAGGCCTATGAGAACGACAGTGACATCGGCTACATCTTTAGGAGGAAGCCTTATGCCTGGGCAAGAGTGGAAGGTCTACCTCCTAAAGTGTAGGGATGACTCTATCTACTGTGGTGTGACAACAGACCTACAGCGTAGGCTTTCTGAGCACAACTCCGGGAAGGGTGCAAAGTACACGAGGTCGAGGAGACCCTGTGAGGTTGTCGCCTGCTGGATTGTCAGTGATCGATCATTTGCTCAAAAGGTAGAGTATCGAATCAAGTCGATGTCACGTAGTGAGAAGCTTCTCCTCATTGGAGGCGGAGACATTGTCCTCCTTGCTGGGCTCGAACCACAAAAGTGTGTCCCAGTTCGTGTACCTGATGGTTATTTCCTCACCTACGGCAATGGGCTTCCTGGCCCTAATCTCAACTGAGGCTTCCTCATTTGAGACCTTCCAGTGAGAGTTGTTGTCAGACGAGTGGTTGTAGACTGAGGATAGGCCGAGACCAATGTGGGCAATTCCATTGTACGTAAAAACATAGTCGTGAAGTATTGTCCTGTGGTCATTGAGACTATAGAGTTCTTCAATGAGAGACACATCGCACGTTATTGTAGGTGATCGCTCTATGAGCTCATCCTTTGCATAGTTTCTCTTTGCAAAGACACCGCGTCCCCGACCAGGAGACTCTCGGACCTCAGCATCGGGCATTATGTAGCCTTTCTTCTCAATCCTGAACACTTCTGCGCACTATCGTTATAGTTCATTATATTCCAAAGGAGTCCAATGCTGGTAAACCTGCTTCTTATACTTGCCTGTAGTGATCAGACAATAACACCCATCAAGGATCCGCAGGATGAAGGGACACCACAAATCCAGGTCGATCCCAACCCAGTAGACTTTGGAATTGTCCCGGCAGGTGAGGCTTCCTCCCATGTCATCACAATGTCCTCCACAGGCGACCTCACCCTCAATGTCACAGCTATGCAGATTGGCGCTGGACGAGAGACATTCACCCTCCTTGAGCCGCTAATTGGTGCATATGAACCAGGCACCTCGGCAGACCTAACCATCACATACACGTCAGACGGAAGCGAGACAATCGGTGACCTTCAGATCCTTTCTAACGATCCTGTTAGTCCTAACCTTACTGTGCCTCTTCTAGCTGGTGCTGAGGTCATTGTCGACACTGGAGACTCTGGGGACACGGACACATCACTCTCCCAACCCGTAGCGGTGTGCTCTGTTGATCCAGCTGAGGTGCTTGCGATCCATGAGTCGGCTGATTGGATTGGTTCTTCATCCTACGATGACGGCTCCATCGTTTCTTACGACTGGACCCTAGTTTCCGCTCCGGCTGGTGCTACAGCAACTATGCCGGCTGGTCTTGCAAACCGTAGGGGCTTCACGCCAGACGTTGCCGGTGAGTACGTCGGTCAGCTGGTGGTCACTGACAACGATGGTCTCGTCTCTGAGCCCTGTCTCGCCACCCTCGAGGCAACAGCCGGAGACGGTCTGTGGGTGGAGATGTTCTGGGTGCATTCCGGCGACGACATGGACCTCCACCTCCTCAATGACGGTGGTGTGCTTGCGACAGACTCTGACTGCTACTACGCGAACTGCACATGGGGCGGTCTCAACTGGGGTGGAGCAGGACCTTCCGATGACCCAATCCTCGACCTCGACGACATCCCTGGAACAGGTCCCGAGAACATCAACATTGACTCACCTGCACGTGGAACATACACTGTCTACGTCCACGACTACCCAGGCTCTGTCTACACAGGACGCAACGACGTCACTGTGAACGTCTATCTGGCGGGCCGTCTGGTCTGGACTGACACTCGGAACGTCAACTCCGAGGGATGCTACGAGCCCTTCGTCGAGGTGACGGTGCCTGGCGGAGCTACGACCGACCTCACCGGCACTTGTCGCTGATATACGATCTTGTCGATGGAGCATTCCAAGTCTTCATGTGGATGCTCCTCGACCCTAATGGTAGGGTTGCATTCTGGTTCCTGAATGCAACCGTTATTATGTCATGCTTGTGCTTTCTGTGGAGGGCACGAGAAGACTAGTCAATAAGGCCTGCAAGCTTTTGCCATCTTTCCATTATGTGAAGATCTGATGACGCTCTTGTGCTTTCGGTCTTTGCCTCATCGGCAGTTGCTATCCCCATGTCAATGAGAAATGACTTGAAGTCTTTCTTGTAACTGTCGGGAACCTTTGCCGTTATCTCGCTGTATGCATCAAGCTTGGGAGCTCCCGCGGGGTTTTGTGCGTATATCTTTAGTATTTTTTTGACCTGATCTTCATCTAGTTCAAACACGACCTTAAGCATCTCATGCTCTTTGTCGTTGAATGTAAGCACAACATTTCCGCTCTTAGACTTCTTTTTGAGGAAGTCGAAACCCTTTTTGACGCCATCGTCACCTGGCGAATCCTTCTGTGTAAAGTCTTGTTGCGCTAGTCCAAGCTTGCCTTTGATAACAGCCATCTCTTCTGCATTTGTATCGTCAAGAACAGGCAAACTAGAAGGATCAGTCTTCAACTTCTTCTTGAAATCTTTCAAAGCCTTCGAAGCCGTTGCAGTTGACCTTGTCGGCGTCCTGATGTGAGCGTCTTCGAACATGAGGTTTGTTAGAGACGGGACGTAGCTGTCTTTGATTGAAATAATGGTCACAGGCCCCTTGCCAGGAGTCGTTGAACTTCCCCTTTCCTTCTTTTGCCTCTTGTCATCAATCTCAAATGTCATCTTTTTGACATCATCTATCGTTACCCCGTCTGCAAAGTCAAAGTACTTTCCTTGGACCGTTTCCATCCACTTGATGATTGCCGCCTGTATCTTTGGTTTGTCACCGACAGGTGCGAATTTCCTTGGAATCATTGGCGCAATTATGAAACCACCCTGCTTGACGACCTTGGTCTCACACTTCACAAGAGCCTGATCGTCTGAGGGGATTTCGACTACGATAGTCTCAGGCTTTCCTACAGGAGGCTCCTCAGTCGGACCTTCCTGTGCAATCTCCTGTACGACCTCATCAGGCTTGATGTCCTTAAACTGATCTATTGCTGCCTGAAAGTATGAAGTCCTGCTGTTCTTTGCACCATAGCTTCTAAGAGATTTTATTGCAGCAGCGGAAGCAATTAGTCCCACACCAATGCCGACACCCCACGGTCCAAGAGCAGTGAGTTTTGCCGCTATTGGACCCTGCACTAACTTGGTCACGCCCGCTTTTGCTGCGGCCGTCTGCACACTTGTCACAATTGGGCCAACATCAAGTTGCAATTTATCGAGTGGCAACTTATGTGTTCCACTGCTCTTCATCACGCTTGTCAGTGCCGCAATGTTCTTGGGCCCGTTTCCTGCTGCGATGGCCTTCGCAACTCCTGCAAAGGCCTGGTCAACACCTGGGACACCCTTGCCAAGGACACCGCTGCTGTGCATTGCCTTGAAGACCTCAAGCCCGCCTTCTACGGTGGGCTTACCATTCAAGGCACCGTAAGCCTTAAAGAGATCCTCGGCGCTTGAGTTCCAAGTAACTCCTGCTTTAGGATTCAAGTTTTGAATAAGTGCGACCATGCCTTTGTCGCCGTTCTGACTCGTGACATTTCCAAGAGCCTTTGTTGCAAACTGAGCAGCCTGGCCTGGTTCCTGAGACAAAGTACTTGTCATCTTGATAAACCAGTCTGAGCTGGTTATGAGGCCTGCCGCTGTTGCACCAAGGCCAAGTCCTGCAAGTATGCCCACAGCAACGTTACTCTTGAGCCCCTTCATTGAAGATGTCGTGCGACCTTCAGCACCTACGTCATCTTCTTCTACTTCGCTGAGCATTGACTCTGCAAGCGTGGGCATGTGGCTTGCCCTACTCTCTAAGTTGTAAGTGTAACGATCCTTGAGCTCTCTATCAAAGAACTGCATTGCCTTGCGAAGCTTTTTGATGATGACATTGGCATCTTCAACGCTGATTTTCGGTTTGTCATTCTTGGGAGGTTCACTTCCATCAATGCCGGGAGCACCTGCTGCCTTCCTAACACTGTCATAGTACTGTGTGAATTTTGTCATTGCATCGGTGAACTGTATCGTTTCACCGCCATTGGGCCAATCCGGAATCGCTTCCTTGACCTGGTCAATGAGTTCTTTGACAGTTTGATTTCCAAGCTTTGCAAAGAGCTCCTGATTGTCACTTATGGCATCCTCATATGCTTGCCTGTACTTTGCGCTTTCCTTCTCTCCACCACCGCCAAAGATCCACCAGTTTCTCGACTTTGTGCCACCAAAGATCTTGCCAAACGTCTTTGCAAGTCCTCCACCAACAAGGTCTGCGAGACCGCTAAAGAACCCCTCGTTGAGTTGGTCAGGTGATTCAACCAAGAGCAGCCTTACATTGCCCATCTGCGACCTGAAGCATGCTTCGCTTAGCGTGGTCTTTTTACCTGCAATGTGTTCCTTGAGTATGTCAATTGCGACCCTACGCCAGATCCTTCTTTCTGCGTCATTTGACCAAACGTAGTCCTGACCCTCACGGATCATATTCTCAAGGAACTGGATTCGCTCTTCTCTTCTCATGTGGTTGCCCATTCGAAGCTCCGTTCAATAACTATTCATCGCTATTGTCTACAGTTATCTGTTTCACAGTTCATAGTTAGCATCATGCCAAGATGGAGAAAACAGGGGGATCCGGCTGCGCCCGGCCATGACACTACTTCGAAGGATGTGAGGAAGAGGAAGGGTCACGATAGGACTTATGGCAAACAGGATGATATGCTTGACAGGCCAGGTGTCATCGTTGAGCCAGACGTTCGCAAGAAGGTGTCCGACTATCTCAGCACCATGGGACTTCGTGAATGGGTGAGAGAAATTCTTTTGACGATGAACAAATAGCTATTCCATTTTGTGATTCCTTGTGGTACTATTAAAATGTAAGGAGGACCAAAGGATGGAATACGACCACACCAACCCCTGGCACCGACAGTTCCTCGCCACCCACCTCCGCGAGGCCCTCTCCACCTCGGGTTTCACTCTCCAGCCTACACGTCGTGCAGGTGAGGAGGAAGTCTGGGCCCGTCCGGTGGAAGGCACCAAGTTCAAGATCACGGTCTACACCACCATCGTCGGCGATCAGGTCCGCTCGGTCGGCACCGACGCCATCCGCGTGGTCGGCCTCTACGAGAACGGTGGCAAGGTGAAGGCGAAGGTCGGTCGTTCCTCCACCCACCGCCGCGGCAAGGTGGATGCGATCAAGAATCGCATGCTTGACAAGGCGCGGTTCACCTGGAAGGAGTGTCGTAGCGGTGGAAAGTGCCACTGTGGTGCACCCACTCTCACCTCTAAGAAGGGGAATGCCTACTGTGCCGACCTCTGCTGGAAGGCCTGATGCCGGTCTATGAGATTGGTGATCTGGTCCAACCAAAGAACAATCCCTTTATTGAAGAGGAAAATCCGAACGCTGTGGGAATCATCTTCGAGCTTCGGTCCATGACAGGTAAGCCTCCCGAGGCCAGGGTCCTGTGGAACGACATGCTAGAACGAGGCCCCAAGTGGACCTTTATCATGGACATCAAGCCGATCGAGAAACCCAAGTGACTGAGACGAAGTTCAAGAAGGGAGACCTTGTTCTCGTCAAGCACCTCTTCAATGAGACGATCTTTAATCATGATGAAGAGTTTAGGCACGGCCTTGTGTTGGACGTTCGCAATTTTGTTCTCGGTGGAACTGGGGTAAAGTCATGGCGTGGAGGCTGGGAGATCACGTACGAGGAGAAACGTAGTGAGTACCTCGTCATCTCTCCAAGCGGTGAGTTCGAATCATGGTTCGACGAGAAGAACATCCAGGGAGTGGAAAATGAACCAGAGTGACAGAGTTTACGTTGAGAAGCTTTACGTCGCAATCAAGAAGCTTCGACCCATAATCAGGGCCATCACTGCCTTTGATCGAGATTTGGGATTACGCCTGAGCCGTCACCTCGATGCCCTCGATGCCGATGTCAGGTCCTCACTTTAGTAAAATGAAAGTGAACTAAAGTGTGTTCTCCTGGTCAGAAGTGATTATATTCTATTCCTGGAGGCCAAATGGAAAACGTTATCGACATCCTGGAAGCCCTCGAGGCGGACAACTCCCGCCTCTACAAGGAGGCGATCCTCCTACCGCGCAAGGGTGACAATACCCTGCAACGCTTCTTCGCGCTCGCCTTCGACCCCTGGAAGAACTGGGGTGTGGCCAAGTACGATCGTCCCAAGTCCCCTGGCCCCCGTGGCCACGGCGATGACCTCACCCTGGAGTTCCTCGACCTCCTGGTTCGTCTCGACAAGCGTGAGCTCAAGGGCAATGCCGCCAAGAAGGCTGTCTCTGAACTGATCGCTTCCGGCGATGGCCTCGCCCAAAAGTGGCTGGAGCGTCTCCTCTGGCGCAACCTCCGCTGTGGCGTCTCCTCCACCACCGTCAACAAGATGTGGCCTGGCACAGTGGTCCCATTCGCTGTGGCCTTGGCCGGCACCCTCCCCACCAAGGGCGTCAACGGCAACTTCGTCTTCTCCGAGCCGGTGGCTTACCCGGTCCGCGTGGAGGCCAAGCTGGATGGTCTCCGTGTGGTGGCGGTGAAGTCCAAGGGCGAGGTCACCCTCTACACTCGCAATGGCACTGTCCTCGAGACCCTTCCCCGCATCAAGGCGGCCATCGAGGCACTCTCCTCCGATGACTTTGTCCTCGATGGTGAGGCAATGGGCGAGGACTGGAATGAGTCGGCCTCCGTGGTGATGTCGGCCAAGTCCAAGAAGGACGACTCGACCATGTGCTATCATGTGTTCGATTGCGTCCCGCTGGCCGATTGGCAGGCGCAGAAGTCCGAGCTTCACTATCGAGCCCGACTCCTTGACCTTCAGACGATTGTCGGTGACACCACAGGCACCCCCTTCCGGTACGTCAAGTCCACAATGGCCAATAACGAGGCCGAGCTTCGTGCCTTCTACGAGGAGTGCCTTGATGAATCCTACGAGGGTGTGATGCTCAAGGACCTCAAGGCTGTCTACCAGTGGAAGCGCTCCTCAGCCATTCTCAAGCTCAAGCCGGTGGCCACCGAGGAGGGTGTGGTGGTCGGCTGGTACGAGGCCTCCAAGGCTACCAAGCGAGCCGGCCAGTTCGGTGGCTTCAAGGTCCTCACTCCCAATGGTGTGGTCACCCGGGTGGGTGGTGGCTACTCCGACAAGCTGAAGAACGAGGTCAATGCGGACCCGAACTCCTACATCGGCCGGATTGTGGAGTGTGAACACCAGCCTCCCTTCACCCCGGACGGTAAGCTTCGTTTCCCGGTATTCTGCCGTCTTCGTGATCCCTCCGATGTGGACCCCAAGGTCCTCACCGCCTACGACAACTGGAAGGAGAATGCATGATTGACAGATTCATTACTTTCAAGGAGCCCACTATTGTCGAGGATGAGTTCGATGGTAGTAATCTCGTGAGGAAGGGCGGCATCATCTTCCGAAGTCATGTTGTCATGACGGACGGTAAGCACTTTGCAATATCCGACGCACAGCATGGCCACGGCATGTTTGCCATCAATGAGACCCTAGTGTTTCCCTGTGACGAGGATGGCAACGTCACCGATTGGACAGAAGAACCGTGGGGAGGACGTGATGTAAGAACTGAAGAGGTTGTCAGCCAGATGAACCGAGGCTAACCATCACGCTGCTCAACTCCCTGCTTTTGTGCTGGGGCATCTTCTGATCCTGAGCCTGTCGTGAGGGCAACTGCAAGTCCTGCCACTTGTGCTGCCTTCTTTGTGACACTCACGCCCTGCATGATTGCATCCTTGATGCCTTCAAAGAAGGAAGATGCCTTCTTCATCAGGTCAGAGATAAGGGCAGCGGCAACACCAGCCTCGGCAAGTGTTCTTGCGAGTGCCCTTGATACCTCAGCGATCGCCTCACCAACCGCAGTGCCAATGTGTGCACCCTTTACAGCTGATAAAACCCCTTCAGTTGCTGCAAGTCCTGCATGTGCACTCTGGATTGAAGCGATTGCACCTTTCACACTGTATACAGCAAGGATGCAGGTCACAGCAAGGTCGATGACTTTTGCAATCTTCAGGAAAGCATCCTCACCCTTGGAAGAATCTGCATATGCCTTGTATGCATCCATTCCATCCGGATCACCCATTGCACAGAGAATCAGGAAGAGAACCTTTACTATCTTAGCATATGTGTTCTCAATCATGTGATGACCCTTCTGATAGAAGGCGTCACCTGCTGCCTCGACCTTCTTTGCCCAAGCAAGCTTGTCAGACTGATCTGCTTTGCTGAACTTTGATGCGAGCGCTACATAGCCCTTTACGATGAGAGCAATGGCTTTCGTTGCCCATTTCCCAAGTGTTGGCAGTGAAAGACCGAATCCAAGTACAAGCGCTGTGAGGGCTTCGTTCTTCTCCTCAATCTTGTCTTCAATCTTGTCAAGAGCTGAGTCAAGTTGGCTCTCAAGAGATTCGAGTCCGCTTAGTGCAGTCGCAGCACTTGCACCTGCCTTTGAACCGTCCTCCGTTGCCTGTTCAATGATGAGCCATTCCCTGATCAGGCTTCTGACGACAATCTCATTGCTTCTCATTCATCACCGTTTCCTGTGTTGATAACTATACCTCTCTGAGAGTGATAGTTATTACGGGACTGTGGAAACCCCACTCCCGGAGGAGGACTCAAACATGGCAGGATTGACACCCGATGAGCTAGTCATACTGGCTCCAGATGCGGTTGAGCTCGTTAAGGAGATAACCGCTGCACTTCGTAAGGACGAGGACGGCAAGGTGAGAGTGACTAAGACTGAGGCCAAGGCTATCAGGGCACTAGTTTTCAAGCTGGCTGTCAATGTCGCGCAGCAGGCAATCGACTGATTGTCCTCCGGGTGCCCCGCAAGGGGCACCCCTTTAGGAGAAAAGATGAGCACCGTATTGAGAATCATCCTTACTGCCTTTCTCTTGCTGCTTTCCGGTCATGCATGGGCAGGAGATGAAGAAGAAAGCCGACAGGTCGTCTACAAGCAGAAGACCGAGATTGACTTTGAGGACCTTGAAATTGAGGGCATTCTACAGAAGCCCCAGTCTGCCCTAGTCCTTGAACGCAAGAAGGCAAACTTCAATCCCTTAATCAAGCTTCGAACAGACTGGAACGACAAGCTTGATGAATCTGTGGATGAAATCAAGTGAGCATTCAAGAACTCGATGAGCTTCGTCGACTGGAGAATGAACTTCAGTCAGGACTTGACTTTTATAGCAAGTTCGTTGGCACAGCCAACCCAAAGCACAAGGGCATTCCGTATATGGCTGCTGCAGATACTTTCTCGACAAGCACACTTCATGCTTATGGGAAATTTTGGAGACTCTTCAAGCAAGTGTGCCAAAAGTCGGGATTGACTTCTACTTGGGATAAAGCCACGGGTTACGGTGGCTGGATCTACCATCATAGGCGCGCTATGGGAATTCTCTTTCCTCGAGCGCCTGGCATCACAAAGATCGTCGATGGTTACCCAACGATAGTTCCTGATAAGACTGTTAAGGATCCTGAACGTGCCTCAAAGGCACTACCTCACCTTCAAAAGATGCTTGATCTGATCAATCGTGAGCTCATAAACATTGAAGGAACTCTTACCGATGATCCACAATTCGCCTCGGTTGAGGAAGCAGTCATACGGAGACTTTTCAAGCTATGAATACAATAATGAGTTTTCTGCAAGAGGAAGAGGGCCAGTCCACAGTCGAGTACATGCTGCTCATTAGCGTGATCGTTATTGCGATTGTTGCAGCGGCCTACGTCTTCATCGATCCCTTCAAGCAGGGCGTTCTTGATCTTGCAAACGACGTGAAGAGGATACTTAGTGATGGAAAGATTGGTCGTGTAGGGACAACGAGATGAAGAAAATGAGACTCAGTGAGCTCCTCTTCGAGGATACAATACCCGGGAATGCACCCGCAGAAAAACAGGTGCACGTCTTTGACTTCGATGACACTCTTGGCGAGACTTCAAATGCCAATGGAGTGATGCTTTACAAGGACGGAAAGCCTGCGCACAAGACCCAAAAGGAAGTAAGAGACTGGTTGCAGTCATTAGGCGTCTCTGCAAAGGACATCCTAGAGCCCGGCATTGTCTCGATTAAAGAGAGAGAAGGTGGCATGGCTGTTTACCTCTCCTCACTTGGTCTTGCTAGAATACAGAAGAACTTTCCATCGGCAAAGCAGGGTGTGACGACCGGATTCGCCGATAAGGTCAATCAGCCCGGTGAGACGATACTCATCGACTTCACACCGTCATCCAGCACAGATGTAAAGACTACAAAGCCCATCAAGTCGACCATCGATAAGATGAAGAGGGCGAAAGATAGTGGCTCTGATACGATCGTCATCACTGCAAGAAAGGCAACGGGCACAGGAATTGACTTTCACGGCAATCCTGTCGACGCCACTAATGCAGAGGACATGGAAGAGTTCCTTGCTGACAAGGGGGCAAGGCCTACTGACGGAGTGATGGGAGTGACCGGACAGAACAAGGGCCATGCCATCATCAACAAGTACGTCAAGGCAGGCGAGGGGGCGCCAGAGGAGATTCACTTCTACGACGACCTACAGAAGAACACAGACGAGGTCGAGGATGCGGTTGCCGAGAAGGTCCCATCGGAGCTCTATATCTATGGGCCTGGAGAGTTTGCACATGGTGGTGCAGACCCAGAGAGGCCGAACAAGGCGTTCCCTCCTGCAAAGACCAAGGCTGAGTCGCGCAGAAGGCAGGACCACCGTATTGTCGAAAGATGGGTCTACCTAGCAGGAATAAACAGATGAGAAACTACGAGAAGCACCTGAGAAACGTGATCAGGGAGAGTTTGTTGAACGAGTGGGACATCATGCATGCGCTGATGATGTCACCAGAAAACTCTATCCAGGGACTCTACCAGTTCTTTAGGGACGATGTTTTTGGACCAACGCAGCAGGAAAGATTGAAACGTACAGGCGACGATAAGATCATCGACAGGTACCACACGTTCCTTGGCACTCTCCACCTGACGCCTGAATACAAGCTCGTCTGGGAGAACTACAAGAAGGCGCAACGTCTTCATGCAAGCATGGACAGCGAATTTGATCGTGCCCGAGACATTCAGCATCCTGTTGGAAGGGCCTTCAGCAAGCTGAAGAACAAGGTGATGATGAAGCTTGATGAGATGGAGAAGACGTTATCTCCTGAGAACCGTGACCTCTGGAAGTCCAGCATTGACCAGGAGAGGAAGAGCTTCGAGAAGATATTCAGCAACTGGTATGCAGGAAAGATGACGACCGGAAGAGTTCTCGGTCTTCTCGATCCTCGTGGCATCGTTGAGTCACGGAAGCGTGGGCGGAGGATCTCAGAGGCTGCAGAGATGTTCGCAGGCAGGGACCTGGAGCAGCTCAAGATGAGTGAGTTCCTCGCAGCCCTTGAGACAGCCGACATGGATCTCGAGGATGCCGGTTGTCCTGCTGAGTCTGATGCTAGGGCCATGCTTGAGGAGCTGATGTCTATGATTGACAGCGGCCGAGAGAGACCGGACTTCAACGTGTCCTCATTCACCTCATTTGCGGAAAATGTCATACAGGCTGTGAGGTCATGCCGTCACATCGACAGGAGCGTTGGCCATAGGGTCGCTGCTGATCTTGAGCTTGCCTTGTCTCAAGCAGGCGAGATTGATAGATAGTGATAGTGGCATCCACCCATCGCTGATATTCGCAAGCTCCGACAAAGTGCTGTAGTTCACCAAGGGAAGACGCGGTTCACGGATGGGTCAGATGTCCACTTTCATAAAAGTGACAATAAAAGTGTCCTCTTGATCCAAAATGAATTAAATGGAAACAGGAGGCAAAGGTTCCAATGTCAAATCAGCACTGGCTGCACGATAAGACGAATGATGTCTACTATCGTGTGACCCCTTTCAAGCACACGACAGGGCGACTTATGGAAGAGTGGTACTGCTCCAATGGGGACAGATGGTACCTCAGCCCTGGCATCACACGCAAGACTGTCCTTCATGACTGTGTGCTGGTGCCTTGTGAACCCATTCCCGGCATGCTCTCTATCACATTCGACTAAAAAGTATTCCATTCCGAAAACACCTGTGGTATAATGAATCATAAGGAAGGATTAGGAATGTTCGATCTCGACAAGGTCCGCTCCCTCTCCCAGGCCTACAAGGATGCCGGTCTCGGTAACACCTGGCCTGGCGGCTTCCTCAACTCTCTTGCGACGGAGGGCAAGCCCCCACGTGGCAACGGAGTCAACATCCTCAATGACCTCCTCGCGAAGGGTGAGCCCAACACCTGGCCCTCCTGGCAGAAGGCGAAGGACTACCTCATCGCTGCCGAAAGTTGCATTCGCAAGGATGAGGCTGACACCCTCAAGAGCTTTGCAGCGCAGGTCTTTCAGGGAAGGGAGCTCACCGACCGCCAGAAGGCATACGCCGAGCGCATCATGGCAGGCGCCCAGCGGCCTATCAACTCGGTGGCAGTGGACGATGAGCTCAAGGCTCTCGCCAATGGCCTCTACCGCCGCAAGGTCAACATGTCCCAGTACTACTGGGGCAACAAGCCTGCGACCTCCAATCGCATCGATCGAATCATCAACAAGGTCAACCAGCAGAATGAGGTCGAGGTAGAGGACGTGGAGTTCCTGAAGTCCCAGTTCAAGAATGTGGTTGCCCTCTGGGACTCCATTCCTGAGAAGGTCGGTTCACTCAGTCAGATCCGACCCTGGCATTTGGACGCCCGAGGCTACAAGAACAGTGAAGATCCGACTACCACCGACGTCCTCGTCCTCGGGAATCGATCCTTCTCCAGTCACGGGATGGTCATGGTCGACATCCTCTTCGAGGGTACAGTGATCTCTGTTGGTGCCGAGAAGCTCATCTTTCCCAAGGTCAGGAAGTCTCGCAAGAAGTCGGTGTAAAGTCACCAAATTGTTGTACCATTCTAACTGGAGTTCAAATGAAGGTTCCAATCCGCGTTGAGAGTGTCGAGGAGCTGCCTGATGGTTCAGTGAAGCTGAACATTGAGTACGATGACGAGACGAAGGCTCTTCTCATGAAGGCATGGGGACTCACTGAGTGGGACGAGGAAGTTGCACAACGTGAGTTCATCAAGGCAATCCGTGAGGGTCTCAAGGAGAAGTCGAATGCCCAGGAAGGCTAGCCTCAAGAAGAAGGAGACCGTTGAGGTCATCGATGCGCCTTCCGAGGCTGCAACCGAGCCTGTGCAGTTTGTCACAATTCAAGAGCTCATGCAGCAGAGTGGCATGGCATTTGCACTAAGTGAGGATGTTGAGAGTCCTGGGCTTGAACCTGAGGTCGATGAGTCTCCTACGTGGACTGTGAAGATCGACGGGCTCCAGGAGATGGAGGCAGGTGGAACCAAGTTCTCTGTCTTCACGCCAGGAGAGGCATCATCCGGCCAGATGGTGATTGAGTTCTTGACAAAGTCTGGTGTCAATAAGGGACTGTTCGCTTGGATGACCAAGCCATCCGAACGCCAGGTCCAGATGTCAGTCAGCGATCACGATGGCAATGCCATTGAGACGTGGCGGATGAAGGGTGTCCCTGTCGCACTGGCAGTTGATGAGCTTGACCGTGAATCAAAGGACCCATGGTACACAACCCTTCAACTTGCAGTGCGTGAGATCCAGATCACCTGAGCGTGAGCCTGACTATCCTACGCAGGGCCTCTCTGAGGCCCGTTGCACTTTTAAGAGCGGCAATCGCCTTGGCAGCCTCCACGGCAGTGTGCGGGTCCTGGAGGTACCTTGCGATGTACTCCTCGAATCCCGAGAGTCTTCCTGAGACATCCTGCACACCTGCCAATATGGATACTAAGTCCTCGAAAGTGGTGATCTCAGAGGGATTCGCAGGGATACCGAGGGTGGAAACGATGACATTCGCGTCCTCAGTTCTTGGTACGGTAACCACACCGTCCTCGGTCACCTGGATGCCACCAGGATAGGAGATGGTGATCTTCGTGCCGGGTCTCTGTTCAGACCGGATCTTCGCGAGGTAGGCAAGGAGAAGGTTGCGGTAGACACCCTTCACCCCGGACCCTGTCCCCGACATCAGCCAGCCGGTCTTCTCGGGGTCACCGGAAAGCATGAGGTCGACCTGAACGAACCTGTCCTGTGATCCCATGATTGGAATCATGAGAGCAATGTTCTGACCGACGAGCTTTGCCTTATCAGGACCGATGATTCCCTGGATGTTTCTCAGGAGACCGTCCTTGATCGCCTTGAGGGCCTTTGGGTCGTCCATCGGGACTGGTCCTACGGCGATGTCGAGGTCACCGGACATCTCTTTCTTGCCGGTGGAACCGAGTGGCACGAATGCATCAATTCCGACGGGCTTCAGGATCTCGTGAAGGAGGGCATACAGGGTCGGCCCGACCTCGTCCTTCCTGATTCCTGTCGTAAGTGGGGCGCCGTCTGGTCCCTTGAATGCCTCTCCTCCCATTACCTGTACTCCTCAACGAACCCCATCATCTCGTTCTGAAGCTCGATTAGCGCCTGTTCGTGGTCGCTCTGGTTGGCCATCTCAGAGTAGAACTCATGCATTGCATTGTGCAGGTTCTCCTGTGCTGACATCAGCGACTCGTTGACTCTCTTGCCTCTCTTGAACTTCTTGGCCTCGTCTGCGATGATGCGACGGAGGTGTGACTCTGTGATTCTCATTATCCAATCCTTCCGAATGGTAAGTATCTCTTTCGAGACTCATTCTGCGATATCCTCGCTGGGGTCTTACCGTAGGCGAAGAATCCGCGGAGCTTGTTGATGGGAGTGAAGAGTCCGGTGAGCTTCCGGGTCTTTCCCTTCCACCGGAAGACGATTCCCTCAACCGCCTTCTCGAATGCCGCCTCGTCACCGATCCTCTCGAGTGCAACCCTGATGGACTCGGTCTGGGATGGGTCGGCGATGAGCCTTCCACCCCTCACTGCGTCTCGGGTCTGCCGGACGAAGGATCGAAGTGCGTCACCTGACTCGGTGCGGTTGGAGGAGAGGACGAACTCCAGGTTGCGGAAGACCTGGACGGCGAGCTTCTGGAGGATCCTCTCGATGGGGATGATGGCCTCGTCTACGTATGGGCCGGACTCCATTCCCTGGACCTTCTCCCAGACGCCAGGGCCCACTGCCTTCGCATCCTTCGCGGAGAACGCCGCCTTCTCACCGCGGCCGAGTCGAATTGCGACCCTTGCGGCGACATCCGGACTCATCCCATCGGATTCCAGACGGGTCTTCACGAGTCCCACGATGAGGTCACCCATGGTGGAGGAATCTCCCACACCGGCCTCTGCCATGAGGGCATCTAGCTCAGATTCGAGAGAGGATGCGACCTGGTCGGAGTTGAGGACCTTCTGCAGCTTAAGAATGGGAACCTCACCCATCGGGACTGCAACGTCAAGGGAGGAAGCCGAGCCCAGGAACTGCCGATAGGCCTCCTGGTCCACCTGACCGCCGAGTGCCGGATCCATCGGGTAGGCCCTCACGAATCGGATGGTAGGCCTGTCATAGACGATGGTGTTGGGGTTCTCTGGGAGCATCATGAGTGACTCCACCACCACACCACCGTCCCTGAAGAGCCGGGAGGTGAGACCCGGATCCACGTCTGCCGCTGCCTGGAGGGAGGCGTACGCCCTCTTGAACGCGTCCCTCACCTGTGGGCGGTCGGCGTACTGTGCCTCGTAGTCGGCGATCTTCTTGCCACCGCGCTGGACGGATGCCCAGGAGGCTCCCTTGGAGAACGTCTCCACCTCTCCGTTCCTCACGGTGAATGTGAGGTTCTGCCCGTCCATCTTCTCCTCGACATCCTCCACCTGGGCATCGAGGAGTGCCCTGATGGCCTCCTTGAACTCCGAGAGGGGCATGTCGAGGTCCTCGTAGAAGTTGAGGATGTGGGCCTCGGGACCGTTCTCCAGCATGAGCATCTCACGGATAAGCTGTCTGATCATCATCCCACCAGTATCATGGTTCTGATTGTCTTGCGAAGGGTGGACTCACAGAGCCCCCTGTAGAGGATGTCTATCACCGCCGCCTTCTCCTCAGGGCTGTAGATGGGTGGGAGGAAGCGAGTGATCGCCTCTGGGTTGCGGGATGCGATGGAAGCCCGAACCTCGGAGCCTCGGACAAGGTTTCTTGCCCTCACCTCTTCTCGACTGCAACCCGGGTGGAAGGACTGGACTGCGTTGATGATTCTCGCATCATCGCCATCCGCCATACCCGTGTCGAAATGGAGGGTCCCGTCCTGTAGAGTCGTGCCATAGTACCTCGGTCCCTTCACAGGGTCATCGGCATAAGCCAGATACTCTCCCACCGTCTCCTGGTCACCGTAGAGAGTCACCTCGTCGATGCTGTTCACGTCGATTCCATAGTCGGAGTAGCGAAAGAACCTGGGAGCGTCGAGAACTCCCGCAAACGTCTGTATGGCTTCGAAAGCCATCACAATGGGTGTCGGCCTCGCCTTGATGACATTGACGTTAGGCATCTCCCTCTCGATGGCACCCTTTGCGATCTCGAAGACCTGTTCTGCCATCTCCTTCGTGTAGAGGTAGTCTGAGCCCTTCTTTCTCTCGGCGATGCCGTAGAAGAGGAGGACCTCATCGTTCTCTGCCGAGGCTAGTGCGAGCTTTGAGAAGTGACCTGATGTGAACGGCTTGAATCCGCCGCCGAAGATTCCAATACGCATGCCTTAAAGTATACTCAATGACGACATTGAACAATCACTTGCATCAGAATATGATGATTCAGGAGACAAAATGAGCACTCGTTGCACCATTGCGTACGACCAGAATGACTTTCATCTCTATCAGGAGTGCTTCGAGAACGACAATGTCTACCTCCAGCTCGACGGTGGTGGGTGGGCAGCGAGCCTCGACACTGCCAATGTCGACTGGCGGGAGGACACAGGGTCTCGACCAAAGCTTGGGCTTCGGATCGATGTCACCCTCTGGCGTAAGATCGTTGAGGGCTGGTTGGTGTCGCAGTGGGCGAACGATCCCTCCCGTGATCACAAGAAGGAAGAGTGGGACCCCGAGGCTTTCAACGCCTGGATCGAGTCCATCAAGCTAAAGAAAGAGGAGAAGAACAATGAGTGACGTTCTACCAAAGTGGCTTCATCACATCGACGAGGCCGACATCACACGCCTTCTGCAATCGGAGAAGGGAATCATCAGGCAGTTCGCGCAGTGGGTGAGTGAGCCCAATCGAGTGCAAGCTCTACAGAATGAGGTCACCCGCCTCGCACAAGAGAACCTGCGGCTCCGAACTGTGATGATGGCTGCACACCAGGAGATTGTCGAGCACTGGGAATCCCACTGCGATGATGAGGGATACGGTCCCCAGAATCTTGTCAGGAACCTGAAGGATGGGACCGGATACTATCCTGGTTACGCTGAAGAGATCTCCAAACAGAGGGAGGACTAGTGTCGCCAGAACTCGAGAACAAACTCATCGAGAAGTACCCTGAGATTTTCACCCGAAAGAATGAGAGTGGTGAACGTGAGGTTGTCAGCTACGGTGTCTCTGTCGGAGACGGTTGGTACAACATCATTGACTGCCTCTGCTCCAGCGTGCAGAACCACCTCAACCACCACAGGTCAAGGGGACACCTCACGCCCGCCGAATTCGAGGAGCAGGTCCAGACGAAGGCAGCGCAGGTGAAGGAGAAGTTCGGGGGACTCCGCTTCTACGTGGACAACTCTGATGAGTATGTTAGGGGAATCATCCAGATGGCAGAGGCAATGTCTGTCAGAACATGTGAGGAGTGTGGTAACCCTGGCAACCCTGTTAAGGGTGGTTGGGTGAAGACCCTCTGTGTTCCCTGTGGTGGGAACAGGAAGTGAAGATCGAAGTCGGGGTCCTCGTGTCATTCTGTCCCGTAGAGACGTCAGTCGACCTCACGTTCGCTGAGGGTCTCATCTCTCGAAATCTCATGGACAGGATCATGCCTGGGAAGGGATACTTTCCCCAACAGGGTGAGGTCGGACTCATAGTAGGCGGCCCCGAGAAGGACACGGGTGGCAGGTTCACCATGTGGGAGGTCTACGTGGGAGGACGCAACCTGTGGTTCACCGAGGACCACCTGGTGCCGAAAGATCTGAATAGTTAACACTCCGATTGGAGAGAGATCATGATTACCACAAAGCCCCTGCTCGCAAAGCCCTCTAAGCTGGGCCACAAGGGGTTCCAGTACCCCGACTTCACAAGCACAGGCGTCCTCATTCCCAAGGAGACTCCGCTCACACAGCTTCCCTGGATTCCCAGTCTGGGTTGGACTGCATGGGCCTGGGCTGATGATCGAGGGACCCGGGTCGTGTGGCTCAAGGATGACAACAAAGTGAAAGAAGTATTGTCAACCTGATACGGGTTGATTATATTACTAATGTTGGTTGGAACAAAACGAATCAACCAACGAAATGTCCTCGTAGCTCAGCTGGATAGAGCAATTCTTTCCTAAAGAATAGGCCGCCTGTTCGAACCAGGCCGAGGACGCCATCTTGAACATGGACGGCGGGTGTACAGTATCCCATGCAAATGGGGAGCACAGCCGAACCGGGAAGGCAGACGCTGTACGAGCTCCGGGTCTCCATGTTCTTTCAAATCGCGGGCATGGCATATGGGTTGTGCACCAGCCTTCCAAGCTGGATAACCGGGTTCGAATCCCGGTGCCCGCTCCAAAATAAATCCAGCATATGTACTGCTGGAGGTTGATATGAAGACATCTGAGTCACTATTGCGAAACATCATCCGTCAGGAGCTGAAGAACGAAATGGCTACCCGCGGTCCACTCACACCAGAGCAGAAGGCACAGAGAGCCGCAAACAAGCTACGAAGGGAAGAGGAGATGAATGCATGGCGTGCCGAGAGTGATGCACGCCAGGCCGCACTGGATGCTGTTCCCATGGAGAAGCGCCGGTACGGTTACGGCAACGAGGAGATCTCCTACGAGGAGTATATCAACCACCTCCGCAACGGTGATCCCTACGCATTCCGTGACGACACCGGTAAGCGCTTTACTCGCTAATAGTTTCATTCCCGATTAGCTCAGTTGGTTAGAGCAATGGACTGTATAGTTAATCGATAGAGGTTCATTGCTATGAGAAAATGCAAGTTTTGTGGTAAAGAGTTCGAACCGAGAAAGCTCGGTGGACATACTACCGGCTGTGATTTGAACCCAAGCAAATCCTCGACTAGAGAGAAGATACTCTCTAAGCAAAAAGGAAGACCGCTGAGTGAAAAACACAGAAGCAGCATCTCTTCATCTGTCAACAAACGAGTAGAGAATGATTCTTGGCACCTTTCATTCTCAAAATCAAGAACTCATGAATACAAGGGAGTCAAATTCCACGGTCTTTGGGAAGTCAAGTTTGCGATGCACCTTGATGACAAAAACGTTGAATGGAGACGTCCAACAGAAAAGTTTCAATATGAGTTTGAAGGTAAGCGCAGAAACTACACCCCAGACTTCTGGGTCCCTGAGTTGGATTCCTATGTCGAGATCAAAGGATACCCAACCTCCAAGGACGAAGCAAAGTGGAAGCAGTTTCCGCTAAAATTAATCGTTCTCAAGGGTGAAGACCTTGTACGATTCGGCATTTTGAATGATAATGAAGTAAAGAAATTGACCGCGTAGCTCAGTTGGTTAGAGCACTTCGCTGTTAACGAAGGGGTCGTGTGTTCAAGTCACACCGCGGTCGCCATCTCAACAACAGGACACACATGCTCACCCGAAATGACGACAACATCCAGGAACTCATCGACGGCAACACCCACGTGATCGTCCAGTTCGGTGCCACCTGGTGCATGCCCTGCAAGGTCCTCAAGCCGAAGGCAGAGAAGATCTCCTTCGAGACTCCGGACATCGTCTTCGCCTACGTCGACATCGAGGGCGGTGAGCAGTTCTCCCAGAAGATGAAGGTGCAGGCCGTTCCCACCGTCATCGGGTTCCACAATGGCAAGGTGGTCGACACACTGGTCGGTGCCACCGAGGCCGGAGTGAAGGGTCTCGTCGAAAAGTTGCGGAGCCTTTGAACAACTTGTCCTGTTGATTACAGTCCTAATGTTGGTTGGAAACAACTGTCGCTACTTTGAAAATTCCGGGGATGGGTGAGCTGGTTGACCACATGGAGCTTATATCTCCACATTGCAGAGTTCAATTCTCTGA